CTATCTAAAGCGGCTTGCGCATTTTCTATATTGTCCAGAAGACGCTGACGCTGGCGTTCTCTATTTCGAGCAAGCCTGTCTAACCGCTGTGAGCTATTCGCACGCTGCTCATCAGTCATCGGCTGACGGTTGCGCGCCGATATCGGCCCTCGTACCGAAGGCGTGTTCTGCTCATTTGCAGGCTCGGGGGCGGGGGCAGGAGCCGCCTGGGTCTGCTGCTGCGCCTTCTCCTTCAGGCCAGCGACGTCCACCCCGAACTCTGAGGCGATCTGCTCAAGGGCGGCGCTATCAGCGCGGTTTACCACCCCCCAGAACTGGCTGAGCGCCCCCGGATCGTTAGCCAGGGGGCTGTTAGCTGCATTATCGAGCGTGGCGCCTCGGAGGTATGCGTCGGTAAGCTGACCCGCATCCCGAAGAAAGGTGGAGGCATTCTCCCCTGCGCCCTTAGCGACAATGGCCCCAAGGTAGTTCGAGCCGATCCTGTTGAAATCCTCGGCGGTGAACTTCGCGACCACGTCGTTCCCAGCAGCGGTGCGGTTCTCCGTGATCGGCGCACGGCGGCCATCCGGGCGCTTGATCAGCACCGAGTAGGTCCCGTCGTCGTTCTTAACGAAGGAGTCCACCTCGGTCTGGATCTTCCGCCCCCGCTCATCCACAGCGATGTTGAAGCGCGGATCAGCGTTGAGGATGCGCTTGGCGATGTCAGGACGCTCTTCGGCAATCCGACCAAAGTCGTACTGGAACAGCGCCCCAGAGGTATCCGTCGGGTCGATGCGGTAGTTTCCGGCCTGCTCGATGACGGCCATGAGCTCCTGCTCATCCCTGCGGTCCGTCTGCCGCTGAGCCTCATTGAGAGTGATCTCATTGGCACGGGTGCGCTGCATCTGGGAGCGATAATTAAGGAGATCGTTCCCAAGAGCCGCTAGAGAGTCACCAACCGTCGACCGAACCGCCATAACCTACTCCTAGAACGCCATTGCCATGATCGCCATAGCGCCGAGCGATCCGATGGTCTGGTAAGTGGCCTGCTTCTGCTGAGCCTTCGCTGAGTCATAGGCCTGCGCCCGAGCGCTCGCGTTGGATGCTGCGCTCGCAAGCCCCTGCTGGGACGACCGATTCAAACCCTGACCAATGTTGATCAGGTCAGAGAGGAGGGCGGTGTTCGCCTCTCGCTGGTTAAGGCGAGCGTCGTTGACGGACTGCAAAGTGCCCAGGGTGTTGGCACGCTGAAGGCGAACCTGCTGCTGTTGGAGCTGGGCAGGGGTAAGGGCTGCGCCGTAACGCGACTGGTTACGCTGCGCGATACCCTGGGTTAGGAGCGATGCCCCCACAGAGTCCTGCCGGGCCTGATCAATGAGCGTCGTATCGTTCTGCGCCTGATTGATCAACGTGTCCTCGAAGCCCCGGTAGTCCCGGAGGAAGGACATGTACTCATCCCGGGTGATCGCCGCATAAGCAGCTTGGGGGTCCGTGACCGTAGGTAGGCCAAAGGCCGACCCGACCACGTTCTGGGGCTCGACCCCCGGGGCGTCTAGCTGAATATCCCGTCGCAGGGTGCTAAGGAGACTGTTCGCAGGCATCAGCCACGCCTCCCTTGGGCTACCTTAAATCTTTCGCTCAGAGTCGTAGCCAAATTGCCACTGACACCAGGGGCAGTCGCCTCGTCTTTGTTCGGCGTAAAGAAGCTGTCTCCCCCGTTACCGGCAAGGTTTTTAATCCCCTCACCGACAAACGCAGTGCCGAGCTGCACGCCAGCATTAAGAAGCGATTGCGCCGTGTCCTGGCGGTTCTTAGCCCGGGTCAGTGCCTCCTGAGTGTTGATCCGCGCCAGCGTGGACATGCCCGAGGAGGCATCCGCTGCCTGTCCCCGAGCCGTGCCGAGCACGTTGGTGCGCATCTGGTTCTGTACCCCCAGAGCCTGATTATTCGCAGCAGTGAGCTGAGCCTGGAGGGCCTGGGACATATCCCCCCCAGCGGTAACGCTGTTCGCTCCCGCGAGGGTGGGCTTCGAGGTAAGGGCCTGCATGGTGTCGGCGTTCGTCCGCCCACGGGCGAGGGACGCCGTGTCTTCGGAGAGAGACTTGTCCCGCATCTCCAACAGCAGCGGGCTGTATTTCTCCTTGAAGGTGTTGTAGTCGGCCAAGGCAACGGAGGCAGAAAGCTTCTCCTGCTCCGTCGGCTGGTAGTCTGACTTACTTGGTTTCGAGCCCATCTACACTCGCCTCGTATACACCACCGTATTCACGTCCCAACCACGGGTGGTCAGGTGTCCTTGCAGCTCCCGTACCGCAGAGCGCGTTTCTAGCTGAACGTGCCCGGTCTGCCGGGCCAGGTCTCCGAAGAAGTTCTGATACTTCGAGACCATGTCTGTCCCCCGGTTAAAGGCCCATGCGAGCCAAAGCACCAAGGTCCGTCTATTCGTGAAGGGGTCCGTCTCACCACTGGTAACGACAAATCCCTCACTGGCTACCCATAGCTGCGCCTGATTCATGACGCATGCTGCGTATACGTCTTCTGGGCGGAAGGTGAGCTGCGGGTCCACCTTCAAGATCTCTTCCACCCCGGGCTTAACCCAAGCCCACTCCTCTCTTACGTCAGCGAGAACCGGGTCAACGACCCGATCCATAGCGGTTTCGCTTTTTGGCGAAAGCTGAATGTATTCCGCCATAACTCACCCTCCTGGCTACGCCGACATCGGCGTGTCTTCCCCGCCGCTCGGCCTGCTGAATGCCCTCTTGAAAGAGAGCGCCGTACACCTGAGCCCCTGCGTAGTCCGTCCACTCTTTGGAAGGCATGCGTAGGAGCCGGAATAGGGCACCGCTGACAATCGTGTCGCGGTAATCGCTCATGACTTCGTCGTCAGTCGCGTTGGAGGTCAGCGTGGGCTTGAGCTGGGCCCGGACGATGGTGCTCGAAGCGAGGGTCTCGTTCGGCACCGGCACCATCCAGAACAGGGACTGGGTGATCTTCATGAAGTATTCGGGGGTGCCCCGATACTCCGCGTCCCGCCAGTTAGGCTTACGCTGCTCAAGGAGCGTCGTGGTGGTCGGCTCAAGGTCCCGACCCTTGTGGGTGACCCACATGACCTTATGCACCGCCGTCTGGGACGGGGGTTCAAGGTCGTACTCGTAGATACCGGCCACCGTGGTCACCGGATCGAGCTCAGCCTGATAGACCGCCGCCTTCTCACACAGCTCAATCACCGCAGAGCGGATGTTGTTTTCGATGAGCGTGTCAGGGCACCCGGGGACCATCGGGATGAGCTCGGGCAGCAGTGACTCGTAGGGAGTCGCCATTGGGCTTTACCCCACCATCGGCTGCTGAGGAGGCCTCGACTGCAAGTTCGGCGTCGTCAGCGCATCCACCTGACCCTTACCGGTGATAGAGGTGGTAAAGATCTGGAAGTGAGAGGCTGCGCGCTGGTTGTTCCCGGCGTAGTCCGCATCCTTCATGTACGCCATGTACAGGACGTAGTTCATCACTGCGTTGGCGTAGATGTCGGGGATATCGAGGTTGTCGTTCTGGCCCACCTGACTCGGGTTTGCCGAGTAGATGATCTCCAGATACGCAGAGCCAGAGATACCCGGATACACATAGAAGTTCCGGGGATTCTGCTCGTCGTAGACGTAGTGCTTAACCGTGGCGGTGTGGGCGGCGTCGCCAGTCACCGTCGGGTCGTGCCAGTCAGGCGTCTGGGCATCGAGCACTTCGCGCTGCACCAGCCGCACTGCTCGCTTACCCACCCCGTTGCTGGCAGCGGACATGTTACGAACAGCCCGCAGGAGCCGGTTCCCGTCGCTCGGGATCTCCTGCTTGGTGCCCGTGGAGAGGGTGATGGTCGTGTTCTTCGCGGAAGCGTCAGGCTTGAGGAGAGCGATCTCGCGCTGAGCGTCGTTGATCCAGAGCACGAGCTCGCCAACAACCGGCCAGCGAACCCCCGTGGTGTCTTGAAGCGTAGTTTGAACGCGATCAATCACGCTCTGAACTGAGACTGCCATAGCCTACCCCTACGAGTTGAGGAACGCTTCCCAGGCTGCTTCTCGTTCATCGGTTCGGACTACACGACCGACTACGCGATTTACGGCTGTCGCCTTAGGCGTTCCATCTGCCTTAAAGTCCATGGGATCGGAGAGCTCTACGAGATCCTCAATCCCCTTCAGCACCTCACTTGCGACTTGCAGGTCACTGCTCGGCACTTCTTCTTCGGGAAGGCTGGTAGCCGCCTCAACCTTCTTGCTTTCACTTACCTGTTTGGCCCCAAGCTTCAGAGCTTCGAGCCCAATCTCGTCTGCAACTTCCCGCTCTACACCGGGCTGGAGGACAACCACCGCCCCAGAGAGGGTCGCTACACGAATCTCCGTATCCGCGATTACTTTCACGCTTCCTCCTTAAAGAAGCCCCCCTCCGAAGAGGGGGGCATGCTCAACTTACTGAGCGGTGTCGAGGCAGATCACCCCGAAGTCTTCGACAGCGCCGTTGTAGTCGCTGTTGTACTTCGGCTTACGCAGACCGAAGATCTTGCCGATGGAGATACCAGCTTGGTTCTCGTAGTCGAAGGTGTCTTCGACGATCTCGGGAAGACCGATGTCTGCCATGGCCAGGGCTTGAGCACCGCAGAACAGGGCACGGGCCCCGGACACATCTGCGTCTGCACCCCACTTGTAGCCAGCAGCGCCAGCGTTAACGGAGGTCCCGGTGGTTGCGCCAGCGGTGTTAAACACGTGGCGGAACTCGTGGATCATCACCCCGTCGACCATGAGGGAGCTGCTGCCAGCGAAGAGCTGGTTGCTCGGCCCACGGACGCCAGCGTTACGGACGTTCGCCAGGAAGTCCGAATCAAGCTTGAGGGACGCCATCTGCTGGGGCGTGACGAACATGTGGAACATCTCGTCGTTACCAGCGCCGCGAATGCCACGGATGTAGTTGTCCTTGGCATAGGCCTTCAGCTCGACGATGTGCCGATACTTCAGCAAGTCGGTAGCCGTCACAGCGGTCGTGTCGCCAGCCGCGAGGTCATTGGCGCTGACGCGACGATGACGGTTTGTGGTCGGAGCGGACACGTCGGAGGCGTACTCAAGGTTCGACAGGTTCTGACCGGTTGCCAGGGAGCCACGGAGGCCGCCGTTGGTCTTGTGGGTGTACGCCACACCAGCCAGGGTGAGGAACGCGAGCTGGTCCATCCGGTCGGCCATGGCATATGCCAAGGCATCACGGCTGGTTTCGCGGAAGTTCACCACGGACTTCTGATCGGCAAGACGGCCAGCGATGCGGTTTGCAAAGCGGAGCTGGTCAAGCTCGATGGTGATGTCGTAGGCACGAAGCGCTTCTTCGTTGCCTTCGAGGGTGTAGTCACCCGTCACACCATCGCCGTTCATGTCGGCCAGAAGCGTGATCACTGCCCGCGTACCTTTGTCGGAACGGGTCAGTTCGGTGATCCGCTGGACCATTGCGTTGGAACCAGAACCAGCGAACTGGTTCACGAAAGACATGTTGCGAGCAACACGCCAGAAGTCGCGACTCCACGCGGTAAGCTGTTCGGAAGTCAGCGACGCAAAGTTAGTAAGAGCCATGGTAGGCCTCCTAATTTCGTCGATGTTATGCAGCAAAAACGCTGCGTTACCTTCGTTTTCAGCCGACTTGTGGAGCGGCTAACCCGTACCCCGTATCGTGGGGTAACGACTTAGCGCGTATTAACGAGGCGCGACCTCGGCACGTTTAACGCCATTGCAGGCGAGAACGTTTTTAGCGTGTGCGACACGGCCCGATATCGTTCGGGCAGACGTATGCAGCCAATATTAGTAGCACTAATGTAAAAAGGCAAACACTAGCGGTAACTTGAAGTTTTCTTCTTAGTCGCCGCCGCTCGACGCAGGCACTTACCGGCTTTTTTGCACTTCGCAGGGCTCGGACACCCAGGGCACGGTTTCATAGGTACTTTCCTCCTACCACTTGGTTCGATCCGCCCAATAAGCGGCGCTCATACGACCCTTCGCGATGTTTTTTGCATGGCGAGCCTTAAAGGACTCCCGGCGCTTCCGGTAGGAAGACGATTCACCGTCCTTTTTGGGCGACCCACTCACCCCCTGCTGGCCAAAACGGATCGTTTTGACCTTATCCCCCTCCTTGGCGACCACAACGTGGCTCTTG